ACCATTAAAAGACTTTTGTATAGTATCTGCCATAATTATATATTATTTTGATTAACTGTCAAATTAAGTGTATCTGTTTGATTGTTAACCGTAAATTGTATTTTTATATATAATATATAACTATCTGTAAGTTCATTTTTTTCTTGATTTGATATACCAATATCCACTTTATTTACAGTTACACCCGGAACATAATTATTGATTTCATCCGTAATAATTTGTTTGACTATATCAGGAGAATCTATAATATTTTGTTCAAATAGATATTCTTGTAAACCAGAACCAAAATTGGGATTCATTCGTCTTTCACCCTTTTTTGTTCTTAACAAATTAGTAATATTGGCTTTTACTTGAGTCAAAGTATCATAACTTTGTTCAAAATATCCATTTCTACCAATTTGTAGTGGCAATGTAAGTCCTATCGGATTCATATTATCCCATTGATACCATTCCAGAACCTATAGAACCGGATTGTTTCTTTTTATCTACCGCTTTCATTAAACTTCTAAAATCTCTGTTAAGAACATTCATTACTTTACCTTGTTCTTCAGTTACTGGCGCAACTGGTTGTGGTGTTTCTACAGTTTCGTTTATTTGCATACCCGCAAATGCTTGTGATTTAAAATTAGAATCAAGTCCAGCTATCGAACCTTCATTTGGTATTTTTACAACGGTTTGATTCAAAATTTCATTTAAAACTGGATTGCTTGAATATTTCTTAACTTCTTTTGGTTTTTGAACTGATTCTTGAACTGGAGTTTTATTAATCTGATTTGATTGAATCACATTAGATTGTTTTCCAGAAAGAATTTCAGTCAATACCTTTGGAATTAATGTAGGTAATGTTTTATCCAATTCTTCTTTAATTACTGTTCTGATTATTTCTTTTAATTCATTACTTTTCATACACTATATAATTATCATTAAATTTTTGGGATTGTATTATTTATTTTGTTATTTATTTGTTCTGTCGTAGGTGGTTTAGGTATTTTTACCGTTTTAATTCGTTTTCCAATACCAGATTTTATCTTCTTAGCCAATGCAATTCCACCAATCGCACCTACAGCCCCACCAATACCAGCACCTAATCCTCCACCAAGTTTACTGCCGATACCAGCACCTAATCCTCCACCAATACCACCTCCTACTGCACCAGCTACACCACCCGAAACAGCACCTCCTACTGCTCCACCTATCGCACCACCTGATGCTCCGTTTAATGCACCTCCAACTCCTCCACCAATACCACCTCCCAATTTACTAACAACCTTACTAGCTGCACTTCCAACAGATTTTACTGCACCAGTTAATCTGTCAACACTTTTTCCTGCAATTTTGCCAGGACTAAAATGTTGTGGACTAAAATTTGGAGCAGATACTTTTGGTATACCAACTGAAGGTACATTCGGAACACTAGGTAATGGCGGAACTGATGGTGTACTTATACCAGATATGTTAGGTAAACTTGGTGTAGATACATTAGGAACTGATGGAACACTAGGTAATGGTGGAACAGATGGAATTGCAGGAATTGAAGGTTTTGGTATACTTGATGCTATATCCGATTTTTTTGCAATTGCAAATTTTAATCCATTTGACGCTTCTGTAGGCGGTCCAGGTAATGCTGGATCAATATCTTTAAATGATTTAAGTTTGTTTATCATACTTGTTCAAATTGAACTTCTACTGGTCCTTCTCTTCTTAACTTACCTTTAAATTCTCCTGGCAAACCTTCACCCGATACTATATTAACAGATACTGGTTCAGTTGCATTCTTAAATCCTTCTGGAGTAACTCCATCTACTCCTGGAGCATAACCACCACCTGTAACAAATACTCTTCTACTCATCAATTTATCAAGATTGTCTCTTAAAAACTTTAATTGTTTATCTTGAACAGTTTCTTGAGTTTTATCTGGATTTGGTCCTCCTGTTTTTGGATGCGTATGATTGTACCAATGTACGTGATCTAATAACCAATTACACAAATCATATAACCAATCTACAGTAGTTTGACCTAATAATACTGGTTCATTTGTTTGTCCATATTGACCCAAATAAATAGCAGGACTATTAAATACTGTTTTGTTATTTGTGGTCATTACAATCTGATCATGCGCATCAACCGTATATTCACTATCTGTTACAATTCCATATCTTTCTTTTGAAAAATGTAATGATTCACCAAATCTACTACTCAATATTAATCTATCAGTATTAATTACTACTTGATCTCCTTTTAAATTTTCTATATCAAAATTAAATGCAGTAGATCCCACAGGGGAAAACAATGGTTGTTCTTCTTTGCCTGCTTGGAATATAGATTTATAACAAGTTGTTCTCCATTTTGATTTTGTTAATCCAGATGTAATATAAATTGAACTACCATCGTGATTTATATCTTCATCTATTAAACCACCAACATTTTTTTGTGAATCCGTAATTGTAGGAATTAGTGGAAGTTTAGGATGTACTACTATAGGTTTATCCAATGATAATTTTCTTTGACGATTTCTAATTATAACCATTGGATTGCCACATCCTTCATTAGGCGTATTTACAGTAGAATCACCCTTATAATCTGGATAAAAACCTTTATCATTTTCTCTTATATTATCATAAGCACTAAAACGAATAGATTGTCCATGACGACTTTCAATTGTAGTATCTCCTTCATATCTTCTTAATTTTCTAATCTTAGAATTTGATAAGAAATACGAACCCAATACACCTTTTACTTGATTATTTGCAATCTTTTTGTGTGCATTTAAAGATTTTGGACCTGTAATAGATTCGGTTTTTATATCATCATCAGATACTAAATCTTTATTTCCTGTATTATTTCCATAGAAAGATTCTAATCTAAAATTAGATTCTTGATTTACAAATCCGTTTAGATTTAATTTTCTAGTATAGAATAATTTATCCAAATATTTTACAACAATTACAACTTCATTTAATAATGGATATTCTACTATTCCGGTAGATTCCATTGGAAAAGCCCATGATAATTTTTCTTTTTCTAATCCTTGTTGTGAAAAACATAATCTTACTTTACATGCACCAATGTAAGTGTAATCTATATCTCTATTAGTAGGTTGATCTCCTTTATAATTTTGTGGAATGTTTCTTGAATCTACTAAATGTCTTTTATTTACAATTTCAGGATGTGTTTCATCTAAGATTACATCCAACACAATTGCTGGTTCCAATTCATAAAATTCATTTGCAGAAGCCGCAGTACCTGATTGATTTCCAACAGACAATCCAATATTGTTTAATTGTCCGAAACTAATAGGAGACGATTTAATATTAAAATATGGCATATTATTTCTTAATTTCTATTGGTGTATTCATTGTTTCGGTGATTTTACCAACTTCAGCCATTAACTGTTGTCTTTCTTCTTCTGACAATCCACCTACTTCTTCTGCACCTTTATTATCATTACTAACCAATCTTTGTACTATTGCAGCTAATTTTACCAACTGTTCATCGTTCCTAACACTTACATCCAAGTAATCTTTAATAAGAGGAACGATGACAATAGCATCGTTTGGTGTTTTAATCATACTTCTTAAATCAGATACTAAGATATCAATTTGATCTTTTTTCTGTTCAGAATTGATTACAACATCCTTGAGTAAGTTTGAATATTTCTTACCCTTATATAGTTCAAAATCTAAATCCATACCTATAAATAGATATGGATTTGAATAATTACACTATCAATTTAATTTACCTTTATCTAAATAAGATTGTGCAATTACCTTTTGGTAACTCTTCATTTTATTTATTACTTTGGTAATTTGTTGTGTCTTACATGATGAAATTTCTCTAATATAAAGATACAATGCTTTTTTATTAAATGCATCAATTCTATCACAACTTCTAAACAATTCTATTACTGCATTAGCAATGTTCAAATCTCTTTGTTTAGTAAAAATACGACCAACATTTCTTTCCCAATAATCAACCATTAATTTAAGAAATTCATTGGTTTCTGTATCTTTATGATGTGAATCAACAGTTTGTAAACAGACTGAAGATTCACTTGGAGTATCAGCAATATTTACATGTTGATTATATTTTTTGTAATTACCATTATTATGAAAAATAAGATAATTCTTAGCAACAATGCTGAAATAACTAAATGCTTTACCTTTACCTTCTTCGAACTTATTCATATTAGAAACCAAATGTGCAACAGTTTCTTTCTGAATTTCGATGGGACTATTATCAAAATATGTAAATTTGAATGTATTGAATACATTTTCCACCAACTTTTCAAATGCATTCTTAATGTGAGTTTCATAAATATCATTTCTGATATTTTGGTCTTCTTCTTTATTGTATTTGATGATATACATTTCTGTATCTTTAGTAAAATACATTTTTTCTGTAGATTTCTTCTTGGGAGATTCTGGTTCTACATAAGGTTCTTCAATAATAATCTTAGGCGTTGGTTTCCTAATATTTTTTTCCTTTTTAAGTGGAATAACTTTCTTTTCTTTCTTAACTTTGTTTATAACCATTTTCTTTTTTTGTTTTGTTGATTTTACGGAGACTTTTTTATTAAGATTTTTTACAACTTTTTTCTTAACATCTCTTTTTTTTAAAACCTTCATTTTTTTATTAGATTTTTTCATTTAGATTTTTCTTTGATTAATTCAATCAGCTTCACTATCTCTGAAAAAACAAAACCAACATCATCGTCTTTTTCAAAAATTTGTTTTTCATCAATTTCTTTTAATTTACGATATGTGTTTTCTACCAAATTTTTGTATTGGTCGTTCCATTGTTGCATTGTTTCGATTACATCCAATAAATCATTCATTTTAATAAAAAAATAAATGTTTGCGCATATTGAAACCGTCAATACTACTGTGAGTATTATTATTAGTGTTAACATAAATCAATCATAATCCGAACCGTCACCATTATCAAGATATTCTTCCATAAATGATATTGATTCATTCACTAAATCCCAATCTTGGGTTTTTTCTGCTTCTTTGAGAATATCCAATACTTCTTTTATATCAAATTCATCCATAATATTTTAATAGTAAACTGATAATTAAATATATCGTAAAAATTTCTAAAATCAAATAATTATTACTATTTTAGTAATTTTAATTTAAAAACTAAAATGGTTAGGTTTATAACTATTATCCACCACCACTTCTTTTATTACTTCCTTTTCTATAGGTACTTCTTTTATTACTTCTTTTTCGATATGAACAGGAACTTCTTTAATAATTTCTTTTATTAGTTGACCCTCTTTAACTTCATGTGTGGCTTCTTCTTTTGCCTGTTCAAATATTTCTTCTAATGTTGGTTCTTTCTTCGGATTTTCTTCTACTTTAACCGTAGGTTTTACATAAATTACATCGCCTAATGTAGTATTATATGCTAATAATAAACAAATTGCAAGTGGATCGAATACTGATATAAGACAAATAATAAACCATTTAACTACTTTATTTATATCTACACCAAATTCATCTGCAACAAATTTAAATGTTTGTAAATCTTTCTGACCACCACTTTTTATCTTAATATCTGATATTTGTTTATCTAATTTTTGTATTTCATCAACAGTTGTCTGGATTTTATTATTTTCAGTATCTATGTCCTTTTCACTCTTATCAATAAACTCTTTTGTTGATTGTTGTATTTGTGCTAGTTGAATTGGGTTACGACTGATGATTACATTGGTCATACTTTCATTCAATCTTTCTTCTTGACTAACTCTTAATTTACTGATGTTTTCAATTCTTTTCTTCGCATCACTTATTTTATCACTGTACATCTTTTTTTGGTCTTGTATATAAACAATTTTTTCTTCACTCAATTTATTTTCAATTGCAGATTGTTGATATGCAGATGTTAAATAACCAAAAATACCTAAAGATGTAATAAACATCAATGCAACAACCGATAAAATAAGATATGTCTTTAATAACAATTGTGATCTTTTCCAGTATCTATATAAAAATGTAGTAGCAACCAATTTACCAATTTCAAGTGAACTAGCCATAATCATAGATGCTATTGCCGATCCACTAAACAACATACCTATACCAATTATACTAAAAAATGCAGCGCAACTCGCTATAAATAACGAGGATAAGCCTACTATTCTTTCAAAGGTAAATTGTGTTTTCATACTGTATATATAGTCAAAAAAGAAAAAACCCTCTACTGTTTATAACAATAGAGGGTATATAATAAATATATAACCAGTTACTTAATCGTAACTTTTCTTACTTCGGGTGTCGCAGGTTTTACTTTATTGAGAGTAATTAATAGAATACCGTTTTCAAATGTAGCGGATACAGTATCTTTTTCAATATTATCTCCCAAAGTAAATGATCTTCGGAAACTAGATCGTTTCAATTCTCGTCTAATATACTTTCCACCTTGTGAATCTGTAACATTTTTGCTTTTTCCACCACTAACTGTAAGTACATTCTGTTCCACTTCAACATTTACATCTTGTTTACTTAAACCTGGAACTTCGGCTTCTATAACAACTTTATCACTATAGTCAATAACATCTACTCTTGGATATGACCCCTTTTCAAAAAAGTCTGCACCAAAGTCTTGACTAAAAGAAGGAGCATTTGCTTTGAAAAATTCATCGAAAATTTGATCAAATGGAGTTAAAAACTCATCACGATGAACTGCACGAAATAACGGATTATTTTGATATTTTACTACTGACATATATATTTTTCCTTTCTTAAATGGTCTATTATAGACCCATTTTCATGTATTCTTTTAGGGACATACAAGGATTACCACTTTAGTAATCTAAAGAATATATATCATTTAATTGGGAAAAAATCAAATTTTTATTCAATTGGATTTGGAGGAAATAAATTATTTTTAGTATATTCACTTATATAACGATCTTTAAATCGTATGCCAGCATATGTTTCGTAATCTTCAATCGTTCTTACATTTCCAAAATTATAAATTGAATCAATCAATTTATCAAAACCATCCATACCAAATA